GTTGTAGAACTTGAAGGCATTGTGGTGTACTAGTAGTATATCACCTACCTGAATAGGACCATCGTATCCGTAGGGCACCTCAATCACCTCACCATATCTGTTGGAGAACCTATGGTCTTCCTCTGATGTGTTGACAATGAACTCAATGCCACCAATATCCTTGGTATTATTGTACCGCTCACCCTTCACAGGTGTTACGATAAAATCAAATGGGGACTGCATTAGTAGTTTATATTGTATTCAATAGCAACAGGCATGGTATAGTTAAACTCCTTCCAAAGGACTACCTCCTGCTTCTCGTTGATAATATAAATCCTAATTGATCCTGTGTCTATGGCGAACTTGATGAGATGAATCTCATGGCTGTCACCAAGGACCTTCTGCCCCACAATGTAATGCATTGAGCTGCCCTTGTAATCTGGGCCTACCGATATCTTTCTTATGTCCATTAGATTAAATTTAATTCAAATTACTACCAGACTACTCCGGCAGTATCAGTTCCTGTAATTCTGTATATGTTTCCTGCCACTAATCCACCAGCCTTTGCAGCTGCGTTGTTAGCGTATACAGGCACACTTGGTAGAGGCATTGATAGAATACTTCCGATAGTGTAGTTCTTAGTGATGTTGCTGTCCTGAGCGTCAGTACCGATTAGCTTGTCTGCATAGGATACAACTGCGTCAGTTGTATATGAGCTTATCTTTGCCATGATTATTCAGCGGTTACAGGTGGGACATAGTCACCAGTGATGGTTAGGTTAAGCTCTGATGCTACCCAGTCATAGGCATACTCATTTGTCATCCATGCTTGATAATCTTCACCAGCCATAGTCAAGTTCCCTTGAGCAAGCTGCTGTGAACTATTGCTCAATAGAGAATAGTAAAATGTTCCTGATGTACTTAGATTATCATTAATGCAATATGCATTTAAAATAGTTGCCTCTAGTACTTGTCCGTTGTCCCAGATTGAGACTGCTTCAATTGTTTTCATGTGTTTATTTGTTTAAGATATTTTTAATCACCGTTTATAATTACAGATACATATAAAGATTTTGTTGAGCCTCCAGATGAAGCTGTATTAGTTAAAGTTACAGTATATTGGTCACCAGACCTTTGGAAACTCATGCTTCCAAAATCAGTAACTGAGTTTACTATTTGTGTAATTGTACTTGTTGAAGCATTATTATAAAATAATAGTCCCCCCACCAACCATAATCCAGTAATATTTCCTGTTAAACCATTACCATAACCACCTGCCATTACCTGCATAGTACCTTGCATATTAGTTCCTGTTGGGCTGCTTATAGTAACAGTTCCTGTAGAGCTTGGGTTTACAACAATTACGTAAGTATACATTCTTTGAAACCCATTAATCAGCAAATTGCCAGCAACTCTTAACCTTGAACCAGCATCCGATGTCGTTCCAATCAGCACGTTGCCGCCTGAGGTGATGCGCATTCGTTCGGAAGCATTTGTTGCAAGTGTTAAATCTGCATTTTCTCTTTGCTCAATAAATGCACTTACTCCAGCCATTCCAATTTGGAAACCAGCGCCAGCCCCATCTCCAGTTGAGCTGGTTTTTAATGCTAATCTTGCTTGACTAGCACCACCATAAATTGCTAAAGCAGTACCCGCTGCCCCACTAGGACTAGCCGTGCCGATGCCTACGTTGCCGACAAAATTTGCAATAGTAGTACCTGTTGGAATTGTAAATACATCACTCCCGTTTTTATTTGTAATTACCATGTCAGTACTACTTCCACGGCCTGCCATAATAATACCATTTGAAGCAGTGGCATAAATTTGAAACTCACCATTATTAGCAGTATTAAATCCAAATGTTCCTACTGCTGAACTTCTTAAACTTGTACCGCTCACGCTACTCGAAAAGGTAGCTGCGCCTGTGGAGGCTGCGATAGTAAGCCTTCTATTATTGCCACCTGAATTAAATATTAAATCATTTTCTGCTCTAATTCCAAAGTTTGTTGCTCCTCCACTTGTTACAATTCCATCTCCATTACCAATGTAACCAACAACAACTGAGTTACTTCTATAAGTTGTAAACAATGTAGTTGATGAGGTGCTAATTAATAAGGGATTATTTCCGTTGTGTTCAATATTTACAGAGCCACTAAACCGCCCAGTTCCGTTAACGTCTAGCTTATAGCCAGCGTCTGTGGTACTACCAAATATAAAGTTACCTCCACTTGATAAAGTAAATGGCTGATTAGCTCCAGTACCTATGTATAAATTACTTGCAGTATTGGTTAAATAAGCTAAAGCTGAAGATTGAGCAGCGTTCCAAAAAGTAATTTGGCTTTCACTATTTAGACCAGCCGTTCTACCAACTAAATCTAACGAATAAACTCCAGCTGGTGCTTTAATTTGAAACGTACCGTAACTAGCATTTGGAGTTAATCCAACACCTACTTGTGTTCCGTTGTCAATTATCTGACTATTCCCAATCGTTGTACTTCCAGTAAATTTAGGCAAGTAGTTAGTCGTTCCAGTTCCAGTTACTGGGTTAGTAAGTATATCTGATAGCAGTTCTGCGCCTGTACGGTATTTAATAATCCCTGTGTCTGAGACTAGGAACTTATCAGTATCAGTAGTAGCATTAGCAATAGTGTTTACATCTAAGCTTCCTGCAATGCCCACATCCCCATTGGCACCTAAGTCAAAGTAGTTTATTAATTCCGATGTCCCCGTATTCTTGCTCATTAGTCAATGTTGTTTTAATCCGATACTCCAATATAAGACACCGTAATATTTCTACTACCTCCAAGTCTATTTTTAATAGTTGTAACATCAGTTACCGCATTTTTAAAAATACAAAGTTTTCCAGCAGTATCAGCAGTATCAAAAATATTGCTTGGGTCTGAAATTTTAGTAATGGTTCCACTTGCATATCCACAGAAAAACAATGCTCCAGTTCCTGTATTGTTTTCAGCAATGAATACTAACGCAGTATTTGTTACGGATAAAGTTAAAGTTGCACCATCTGCAACATTTTGTGATCCTCTAACATAAAACGCCCTACTATAACCAGAGGCAATCGTAGCTCCATAAACTCCAATTGTACCATCTACTCTTAATCTTTCTCCGCTATTAGATGTGGTTCCAATTAAGACGTTTCCACCTGATGTGATACGCATTCGTTCGGCAGTTGCAGTTGAAAATGCTAATGTTCCACTTGCTGGAGAATATAACATTGGAGATGTTCCAAGTGATGGAGTACCATTATTGTTATATATTGCTAAGTGTGCAACAAATGCTTGTCCATTAACATCAAGCCTACTATTTGAATCTGGAATAGCCGTCCCAATCCCAACGTTGCCGTTTGGAAAAGTTACATTTGTAATTGATATTCCACTTCTTGAAATAAGTAAAGCGTTTTGGCCGTCTGTTTGGGCATCATTTCCAGCTCTTATTCTAAATTGACCTGACGTATCAAGATTTTGAATAGACCAGTTTTTAGTATCTGTCGTATTGGCCAAATTATTTAAAAAAAATGCATCTTGAGATAAGGAACTAATAGTTCCATTCACTCGCAATTTTTTATTGTCGTCCGTTGTCGTTCCAATCAGCACGTTGCCGCCTGAGGTGATGGTCATTGCAGCACTTCCTCCGTTGTTTGTTGAAAAAAGTATTTTTTGGCTATTTGTTGCTCTTATATTTAAATCGCCTAAAGCTGAGCCAGCAATAATGTCGCTTGTTGTTCCAGCCACTCCAATCAAAGAATAAGATGTTCCCCCTATTCTGTAATTCATATAAGAAGCTCCTGAAGATGGTGCTATTATAAAACCCTCATTTGCGTTTGTTGTAATTGTACCACTAAACCGCCCAGTTCCGTTCACGTCTAGCTTAAAACCAGCGTCTGTCGGAGAGTTTGCAATAGTTACGTTTCCGTTGCTAAAAATTGCAAATCTTTCTGTTCCGTCAATAGACATTCCAATTTTAGTACCGCTAAATACATTGGTAGGGTCTGCATTTATTAACAAATTACCAGTTACTGAATACCCAAAAATATCTCCAGTACGAACATTGTTTGCCCAAAATACTAAACCAGGATAAAGAGGTGCCGAAATATTAAAAGACCTTAAATCTGTTCCACTTCCATAATTAGCTCCACCAAATGCGCCATTAGTACCATCATCAGTAAATAAGCTATTCCCGATAGTTGTACTTCCAGTGAACTTAGGTAAGGTATTGGTTGTACCTGTACCAGTTACTGGGTTAGTCAAAGCATTCTGCTTCCCATTCAGCTGGGTTTGAATAGAGCTTGTCACTCCCTTAACGTAGCTCAGCTCAGTCAAAGATGGGTAGGTAGCAGTGCTTAAACTTGCTATTGTTGTGGATGCTGTAAAGTACGCAAGCTCATTAGTCGTACCACTTCCTGAGATGCTGTTCACAATCCCAGAGGTATACTTAATGATGTCCACAATGTTGCCTGCCATTGTCCCTACAGCAAGGACTACGGTCGTTCCGTTTGTAGCAGTGTAGTCAGAAGATGTCAATCGAACACCGTTAATGAATACGTCTACAAGCCCAACAGTGTATCCACCTGTTACAGTGAACGTAGTCTGTGAAGCCGTAGCGATGTATGTCTGTATCTCTCTAGCAGATGGGTTTACTGTCCCTGCGTACTCAGGGATATTAAGAACGCCTGTAACATTATTATAAGTAGCAGGTCCACTAGATCCAGTTGTTGTCAAACTAATCGCTGCTCTACTTGTAGATGTTGCTTGGCTAAGCGTAACAAACTCATTGTTATTGACAGCATCACTACCAATCACACGTCCCTTGAAGTTAGCAACCACACCTGCTGGTAGGTCAGAAATCACTCCAGTTACTGCGTTAACAACGCCTGTAGTCTCTCCAACAATAATGCTTGAAGCGAACTGCTGCACGCCTGTGTTGTATGCGTAGATAGGATATCTTCCACTAGGGTTGTTACCGTAGTAGTCTAGAAGGTTTGAGTTTACAGATGCACTTAAAAGTCTTTCTCCTGTAACAAGAACACCTCTGAAGAATGATATAGGGGTAGTTGTAAGTCCAGTACCACTTCCGTTATTAAATGTATTGACAAGACTCCATGTAGCCTCACCACTTGGCGACAACTCATTTTGATTGTAAGCTACCTTTAGCGCATAAATATTACTTGTATCAATCTTAAAATTCAACACATCTATGGCAGCCCCAACCCTCATAATGGTCTTGAGACCTGTGATAGTTTGGTCAGTAGCTAGAGTAACGTATCCTGCGAGGGAAGGAATATCAGAAAGAAATGCTAGTGTACCATCACCATCTTGAAGCGTGTAGTACCTTACCGCTGAATTACTCCACTGAAGAACTCCTCCATTTGATAAGCCTTTGCCGAAGTAGATATTGTTTGAATTATTAAATCCAAAGATATTTGACCCACCACTACCAGAGTGAATTGAGGCTGTATTCCTAAATACAGTATTCTGATTACCTGAACCCTCAGAAGCTAAGATAAGTCCAGCAGTAAATGACTTACTTGCCGTAATAGTTTGAGAAGTATTAAGCGTAACGTATCCACTCAAGTCAGTGGTGTAGTTAGGAATGTTCAGTGTGTTTGCAATAAAAGTAGCAGGCCCACTAGTCCCAGTTGTTGTTAGGGTTATAGCATTTTGCTTACCATTAAAAGTAATCCAATCGGCAGAAGACAAAGCACCTCTAATCGTAGAAGTTGCTGTAGGTAGATTAAATGTATGGGTAGCAACTGAGCTTGCAATATTAAAGTCAGTGCCACTAGTACCTGTAGTAAGATATTGAACCTGCTTGGTAAGCCCATTAAGAGCAGTCAAGCCTGTAGTAAATGTTGTAATTACTTGACACAGGTGACTATTCTCAGTATGTAGCGTTATAGTTTTGCCTGAGTTGTTTACATATACCCTAATAGCAAGTCTATCAGTAACTGCTAATACAGTCTCAGGGACAGCTAATGGGGAAAAGTAAGGATTGATGGTAGTACCAAAAGCAATAAACTCAGGGTTAGCAGAGTTGTCTGCAATCAAAGTGAATGTGGCACCATCATACTTGTACAACTCAACATAGAATGATGGAGTCCCCCCACTAGATGATGCAGAGAAATAAAGCTCAAAGTTCCAGTTTCCTGCTGGAATTAATAATGATTCAGGGTCATTTGCATCAGTAATAAACTGAGCAACGTATCCGTTTGTAGCAATATTAAAATCAGTGCCAGCTCCAAATACTGGAACCTTACTCATCTCATAGTACGTGTTGCCTGCAAATGTCCCTTGATTTATAGAGCCATTTAAGTAGTAAGACACAGATGATCCTCCACCACCTCCACCACCGGGGAAGTCTCCAAGAGTACCATCACCTCTTACATACTGTGAAGCTAAGCCGGCCCCCACAACAGTTAGTGTCCCAGCACTTGTTACAGGGCTGTTAGATACAGTAAACGCAGCAGGCATACTAAGCCCTACACTAGTAACTGTACCTACAAATTGGTCAGTGTACTGAGGGATATTTAATACGTTACCAATTAATGTCGCAGCACCACTTGTCCCTGTTGTAGTTAAAGTCAAAGCACCCTGTGCTCCAATGTCACTCAGCAACTCAGCACCTGTTCTGTACTTAATTATTCCTCCATCAGATACAATGAACTTATCAGTGTCAACAGTTGCATTTGCAATAGTCTCAATGTATACGTTGCCCTCTACTGAAAGCTTGTGTCCATTGTCTACTGCACCATCACCAAGTATGAAATTACCATTGGCAAATAGTCTTGATACCTGAGTACTAGCTATAGATTGAACTACTACACCATCGGTGTAGCTGTGTACAGTTGACCTCGGAGACCCGAAGTTGTTCATCTGAATTGAGTACGTATACGCAGTCAATCCAATATTTGTGAAGTTTACCGTACCCCCGGTTGCGCTATTGTACTGAAAGTTAAATGTATCAGGGCCATAGGACAATGGGCTATCAACTAATGATGTAGCACCACTCCACATGGGCAAAGTAAATATTGTACCAGTCCCTGTTACAGGATTGGTTAATGCGTTCTGCTTGTTGTTAAACGTGTTCCAGTCAGTGCTAGACAAATATCCATCTGAGCTTGACCCTGACTGCGTAATGCCTATCGTACCTGAGCCTGTAATAGTGCCACCTGTCAATGGACCGCTTGTGCCAACACTAGTTACGGTGCCTACGCTCCAACTCCTATCAGCAGTCAAGTCGTATGTTACACCGTTGATAGTTAATGTCCTGCTGCTCGATACGCCATCAGTAATGCCGTACCCAGCTAATGTGGTAGGCGTTCCTGTAATCTTAGTCCAAGCAAGTGAAGTAATCCAAGTCGGATTAGCATAGCTCTGGTCTGTACGTACATCGCCTACAGTCCATGTTCTATCGGCAGTCAAGTCAAACTGGACTCCATTGATAGTAAGATTTCTTGTTGCTGGAGGTGCTCCGACATCACTGAAGGTAAGCACAACAGCACCCGTGTAGCCGTTAACACTAACGACAGCATCGGTATTGTCTACCTTCTCCCAAGTTGAGCCATTAAAGATAGCCCAATCACCAAGCTTCCAATCAGTAATGCCATTTAGATTGGTGCTACCTGCAACATTCACTACATAGTAGTATCCCTTTGTTCCTACTGAGCTCGTTAAAGTTGGTGTGTTAGTAGCAGCATTCCACGTTCCTTGGTAAGTAACCCCACCAGTTAGTCCATTTAGCTGATTCTGTACCTTGCCAAATGCTGTAAGGATGCTGTCTGTATCGATAATAGTACCACCAGTAATATTCAAGCCTGTTAGTATCTTACTGATTACAGCTAGGTTGCTTAACGTAACTGTAGCGTTACCCGGGCCCATAGCAGTAGCCTCACCACTAAGCTGAGTGATGTAGTTACCCTGAGCCTGGTACTGTGGGATATTAAGAGTTTTGCCAATATAGGTGGCAGGACCACTTGTACCAGTGGTTGTTAAAGAATTTATTGTGTTTAGATCCCAAGATCTGTTAGCACTTAAATCAAATGTTACAGAATTGATCGTAAGTGTTCTGGTAGAAGGGACATATACTGTAGAGTCAAGCGTACCATCAGCCTTTAAAAATTGATTAGCAGTTCCTCCTGCAACGATGAATGAGGAGGCAGTAATATTAAAAGCACCTAAGTTTACATTCCCAGTTGCACCAACGTATGGCACAAACTGATTCCCAATTATCCCAATGATAGAACCTATCGAGAAGTTCTTGGTGATGTTCAAGTCCTCTACATCAGTTCCAATTAAGATGTCATTGGTTGTAGGGTTTGACAGTATTGGGTATGTACTTATCTTTGCCATTATTTTTATTTTATGCCATCAATATCGGACTTAAACTCCCTGGCCCTGCTCAATAAACGCTTGAGCATTTTCCAAATATCGATACTATAAGCCTCTTCTATGTTTTCCTTAACCGATACTAGTTCTATAAATATAAGAACTATAGCGCACATTTTGGTAAACATGAACTCAATTCCAAACCATAAAATCACAAACTCATTTAAAAGATACTTGTCCATAAGGAAAAGCAAAAGGACTGTAACCTCGTAGAGAAGCATCTTACTAACTATAGTAGATAGCCTTCTGCTTCTAATACTTTTCAAACCATGAAGTTTTATAGACTTAAATATTCCTGTAAAAGTGTCAAGGATAATAGCCATAGCAACGGCAACAAGTAGCCCATAGATTGGGACAAACAATAAAAGTAGAGAGGCGAAGAGATATTGTATGTACTTCATCTCCCCTGTCCCTTATAAGATTTTTTATAAAGCTTACTGTCCTTATTACTGCTAGTAGAATTCTTAGCAGCTAAGCCCTTCTTCTTATGCTTCTTCCTGTAGATGCTACTTACTATTGCCTTTGCCATGTTAGATGCTGATAATAATTCCGATTACCATAGTGCTACAATGTTTAAGGCTGTTGTAGTAGATGCAAATACTCTAACTACTTGTACAGGGATAAAGCTTCCATTTGGTACATTCTGAAATGTAATGTCATCTCCACCTGCTGTTAATACTCTAAGGATTCCTCCTGTGCCAACGTATAATACGCAGCCATTATTTCCTGATCCATTCTCAGTAGATACACTTGGAATGTCAACAGTATCGCTCTTCGTTACTACTGCTGCTCTTGATGCTTGTAATTTTTGATATGCCATGATCTTATTAATTAATCTTCGTTATATGGGAAAGCACGGTTAAGTGCATCTTTTCTTTTTCCACAGCCACAATCTTTTCCTGCGGCCTTAGCAACAGTTTCAACTACCTTCTTGATTCCAGTAGCCGTAGTTACTTTTTCAATAGTATCTCCTAGTCCTTTGCTTTTCATAGTCTTTATAAGAAAGAATGGCACCAACCAATTAAGACTGATGCCGCTCTTTATGATTTAGATGAATAATTTATTCAACTTCTTCAGCAGATTGCTCGGCCTCAATACTTTCAACCCATCCTGCTAAGAACTTAAAGTCCTCAATACCCTCACTTGAGAAAGTAAACTGATAGAACTCAAATGATTCATCAAGTAATGCCTTCATGTCCTTGGACATAGCCTTGATTCCTTCCTTGGTAAACTTGTATTCACCCTTCTCATTCAACTCTAGTACACCATTCGCTTCAGTATGAGCATGGTCAAGACGAATGTCTTCTCTCTTCTCATTGTACTGCTCAAATAGAGGCTTAATCTTGTCTACAATCTTCTTGAGCTTAGCCTCTGCCTTACTACCTTTCTCAGTAGGTGTTACGTTCAACGCTCTAACTAGCTCTAGCAATTCAGCGTTTGTCTTTAATACTTTCTGTGCCATTTGATTTGATTTTTAATGATGAACAAATATAGTTAAACTTTGGAAATTCTTTTACCCATACCAACTCTAGCCTTCTCTAATTTTTTAGCGGAAAGTTTTGATGGACTTATTTCACTCTTAGTCTTTGGTGTCTGTGCGGATACTCTCAATGTTGGTCGGCAGTACTCATTACGTCCACCTGCACCACAGGCTTTACCACTCTTGGTGTCCTGCCACTTCTCTTTCTCCCATCTTTTAAGACTAGACCCCTTCTCAGACTTAACAACATTGCCAGATGCCTTACGACATTTAGCAATAGCCTGGGATGCCCTAGCAGAAGGGAACACATCATACGATGCCTTTACCTTTTTGTAGCAAGAGTCTTTCATTTCTTTGACAATACTTTTTTCTTGGCTTGAGAACTCAACTCCATGAAGTGATATAAATCCTTGCTGGAAGCAGTATGGCTTTTACCAGTCATAATCTTATTACCAGATGCATGCTGATGGCCTTTCCATTCAGTGCCATCCTTCAAATAGTGACCTTTACTTTTCCAAGACTGACTCATTAGTACTTCCCTCTCTTGCTCTTAGGTGATGATTTGGTAGATCCTCCAGGACCTGCCCATAAGTTCTTGCATGCCCAGTACTTAGCAGACAATTTATCTGTAGCACTGTCACATTTGTGACGAGCCTTAAATGAAGACCGTGCCGCTGCTGAATAGTTATGACCATACCCCTCGGCACCAAAGTGAATTAGCTTCTCTTGTCCATTAGCACAAGCCTTTACCATTCTCTTCTTGCCAGGTCTGTCAGAAGCAACGACACGGTTGCATTTCATCTTAGACTTCTCAGCCATTAATACTTCTTTTTAGCTACAGCTTTTTTAACGGCCTTCTTAGCTACAGCTTTAACAGCTTTCTTAGCCATTGCTTTCTTCGGTCCAGATAGGACAGCGGCCTTGGGCATACCCATAGCCATCATTTGATCTCCTTTCATTTTTTCTTTGGTTTGTAAGAGGTTGCGGATTTAACTTTTTGAGTGCAAGGTTGCATATTCTTGTTGTTTAAATGTGGTACCTTTGTTTACAAATGTAATAATAAAAATGAAATCAAATAAAAGAGACTACCTTAAATTCTGGAAAGTAATCCGTGAATACTTCAAGGTAAGGCACAATCTCAGCCAAGCAGATCTAGACATGCTGCTGTATCTGTACTCAGAACGCTACTTCAACGTAACTACATTCAAGCAATACGAAAAGATATTTGCCTGGGATAAGGAGAGGTTCTACAGATTAATAAAAGAAGGATGGATTGAGCTATTTGCCAGCAAACAAAAGGGCAGACCTGCCATGAGATCTAAGGCGTTGTACTGCCTATCCTATAAGGCAAAGAGAATGGTTAACTCAATCTACAAAAAGTTAGAGGGAGAAGAGATTCCTGAGACAATGTGCAACAACCCCATGTTCAAGAAGAACGTAAGGTTCTCAGACAAAGTCTACAGGAACATGATCATTACTATGAATCAGGAACTAAAGGAGAATAGACTCACAGGACAAGAACTACGTCACGTTCCTGAATAATTACGCAGTGATCATCATTGATAATCATCATGTAGCTATTCGCCTTGTCATAGTACACCTCATCTCCAGCTTTAATGTTGTAAACATCTGTGCCTGAGTTGATTACTACTCCACGCTTGTAACGTAATTGGTTCGTGTCCTCACCAGATAGGACTAGTCCTGAAGAAGTCTTAACTTCCTCGTCAATAGATTTGATTACAATATTTTTTCCGATTGCCTTCATACTACAAATATAGTTACCTGAAGACCAGAAACAAAATACTGGAAACAACTACCCCGAATACAACCCCTATCAGAAGTCCATCTATGAAGTTCCGATAATCTCTTTCGTTTAGTGACATAAGATTATTTTTATGTTGCCAATATAATAAACGGATTTTAAAAATAAAAAATAATAGTAACTTTATGGACAACAAATAAGCTTCTGATGAATCTAAAAAAGGTTAGCAGGAATGTTCACGTCATTGATCTAGAAAAATCAGAGACAAAAATAGCTTTACTATCGGACATCCACTGGGACAACCCAAAGTGTGATAGAGAGAAACTAAAAGATCACCTGGAGTACTGCAAAAAAAATAATATCCCAATCTTAATCAATGGTGATTTCTTCTGCTTAATGCAGGGGAAGTACGATCCAAGAAGAAACAAGAAGGATATTCTGCCTGAGCACAATAAGTCAAATTATATAGATGCTGTTATTGAAGACGCAGTAGATTATTGGTCCCCATACGCAAGTCTGCTTACAGTTATTGGATATGGTAACCACGAGACTGCAATCATTAAGAATCTGGAGACTGATCCTCTGCAAAGATTCGTTGACTTGCTAAACTATACCAACAAGACAGAGGTTTATACCGGTGGATACGGGGGATGGCTAGTGATTAAGTATAAAATACACGCCAACACCATACTCTCAAAAAATTTAAAGTACTTCCACGGCTCAGGTGGGGGAGGAATAGTTACAAAGGGAGCTATTAACTTGACAAGAGCCCTAGAAATGTACGAGAACATGGACATATTCATCATGGGACACATACATGAGAACTCTAGTCGTAACGATGTACGTGATACTATCCAGTTTAATCCTGGAAAGCATGTACATGAGATAGTTCACAAGCAGATTCACCTAGCTATAACCGGAAGTTACAAGGAAGAGTACCAAGATGGAGCCTTTGGTTGGCATATTGAACGAGGAGCTCCCATAAAACCAACAGGTGGAAGGATACTTACGCTATCTGGTAAGGACACACACAAAAAAGACTTTAGAAGTTACGAGTTATTAGTAGATAGTTGCAAGTTCCCACTATGAAACGACCCATAAAGTATATCGCTATTCACTGTACAGCTACTCAACCTAACGCAACCTTGGTTGCAATACAAAGATATTGGAAAGATAATCTAGGATGGAAGTCTCCAGGGTACCATTTGCTAGTTGAGCCCAATGGAACTGTGCATAGACTTCTAGATTTCAATGGTGTTGCCAATGGAGTCAAAGGATTCAACAAGGAATCAGTACACATCAGCTACATTGGAGGTATCACAAAGGAAGGAAAGCCGGTAGATAACCGTACAAATGCACAGAAGGAAGCTATCCTCAAGTGCATAGATGAAGTTCTTGAATGGAGTGACAACAAGTGCTTGATAATTCAAGGACATCGTGACTTCCCCAACCAAAACAAAGCATGCCCTTGCTTCGATGCAAAGGCTGAATATAGAGGAATCGTATGAAAGCAATACTAGAATTTGATTTGCCTGAAGACAACCATGACTTTCAAGCAGCTATTAACGGGAATAACTACCGTAGTGCCATATGGGACTACGACCAATGGCTACGTTCTGAAATGAAGTATGGCGATTTGCCTGATCAGCAGTACAAGGCTTATGAAATTTGCAGAAAAAAGTTAAGAGAAATATTAGCAGAAGACAATTTATTTATAGAGCAATAATGAAAGAACTACTTGACGATGAACGAATCAGGATTGCAATTTTAGCTTTTATTGCAGGGCTGATTTTAGCTTTTATTGTATACCCTAGACCTGAACAGGAGACTGTATACAAGTTTAAAAGCGTGACAAAAACGGACACTTTGATCTTAGAGGTCAAGGACACAGTTTATGTGCCGAAAAAGTGGATAAAATCACACATTCTTAGGGATACAATCATAAAAGAATACAAGCCTACTATAAGCTTGTTCAGTACGACAACTCCTTTTGAGTATGGTAACACCCACGTTAGTGGAGAAGTCCTCGGAGAGGTACTTAAAATGAGCGTTACAAACGATTTTAAAATACCAGTGGTAACGAATACTATCACGGAAACGAAAACAGAGACAATAGTCAAGAAGCCAAAGGGTATTTACCTAGGAGCAAGTGTTAATTCACTCCTACAACCAGCTGCATCAGTTGCCTACTTGGACAACAAGTACATGTTTGAGTACCAATACCAGCCCCTACAGAATATTCACCAGATAGGTGTAAGCAAAAAGTTATTCTAAAGGTTAATAAAAGTTCCCAATCTGTGAACTTATAGGTTGTTATTCGGAAATTATCCGAATTGCTTGTTACTTTTTTACATAAATCCGTAACAACCGTCTACATTTTGTCGACACTTGCATGAATTTTTAACAGCACTAGGTACCCAATCAGGTCGTTCACCACGTCCTCATCGTCCTTCTCAAGGCTGCCGTTCTTGATTCGCTTAAGCTTGTCATCGATTCTGATCAGTAGTCCTTCTTTTGCGGACAACTGACTGAACACCCCAAGCGGCTCAAGTGCTGAGTTGCCGTACTTCCGGTTCTTCTCAATGAGCATCCGCTCAATCTGCTCCAGTACCTCGCCTACCTTAATCGCAAATGGTGCCTCCATATTAATTTATTTTACTACTCTCGTACCACCATATCACTAGCAATGCGAACACTATCGCCAGACCCACAGTAATCGCCCAGCTCTTAAGCGGTCTCATAGTGCCCTATGAATTTTTTGAACCGATCGCCCTTGAGGTACTGGCTTGTACTGAACTTAGACCGACCCTTCTTCACCAGCAGGCCATCCTCGAACAGCACGTAGTACTCATTCTCATCAAACACTTTTGAGGTGGTTAGGTATTCTACCCAACTCTTACGGTTCTCGTCAATCACTCTGGTCACCTGACCGTGCCCAAATGGGTTTAGTATTGTCTCCATGTCTTATTTGGTCTCGTATGATCTGGCCATAGTTATGATGGCGTTAGTACTCAGGATAGTTGTCGCTACACTCACAGCGTTCTGCAATGCGCTTCTCGTCACCTTCAACGGGTCAATCACACCCATCTTAATCAGGTCACCCATCTGCCCAGTCTTCAGGTTGTACCCGTGCCCAACAGGCACACTGTCCTTGTACACGTCACTAGGCTTGAGCCCAGCGTTCGCTAGGATTTGCTGGAATGGTGCCATCATCGCATTGGATAGGATATTAATAGCAGCCTCATGCTCCTTGCTTAAGTTAAAGAATAGGTCCCTTCTAATTGAAGCACTCTCATCAAGCAAGGCCTTGCCTGCACCTGGTAGTATGCCCTCCTCTAGTGCGCTTCGCACTGCACACACCGCATCGTCAACACGGTCGTACAGCTCCTTCTGCTCCAGGTCAGTCTGCCCACCTACGTATATGACGCCTATCCCTCCCGTTAGGGAGGCGATCCGCTCCAACAGGTGGTCCTTGTCAGCCTTCTTCTTAGCAATCTTATGCGCCTGCCATAGCTGTGCCACTCTATCCTCAATCTTGGCAGTGTCAAGCTTAATGTCACTCTTGAGGATGATGGTCTTGTCCTTGCCCACCACGACTCTGGCTGCATGCCCTAGGTCAGCAATAGTGATTTGACTCAGGTCATCCCCGGTCTTCTCACTGAAGTATGTGGCCCCAACACTCACCGCCAGGTCCTGCATCAGCTCATGCTGTCGGTACCCGAAGCTAGGTGGTTGAACCACGCACATCTTTAGGTTACTCTTCATCACGTTTGCCGCCAAGGTATTCACCACGTTCACGTGGCATGGCGATACGATCAGCAGCTTCTTCCCCTCCTGGATGATTGGCTTCAGCACGTTCTCAATCTGCAACACGTTACTTATCTCAATGTCAGCCACCAGCACATGCACGTCCTCAAACACGCACTCGTCCCTACTCTGGTCGTTGATGAACAGTGGGCTTGTGTACCCCCTGTCAATCTTTAACCCCTTAGTGGTCTCAGCATACGTGTCAGCAGTCTGGCTTCGCTCCACCGTTACGATGCCATTCTTCCCCACCTCCTTGTACACATCAGCAATGATCCGACCTATGTGACTGTCATTGTTCGCAGAGATAGTCGCTACGTCAAGCAGCATTGAGTTAGTCACCTTCTTGCCCTTCCTCTTCAACCCCTCAATCACTTTTGAACTCAGCTCAGATATGTTGCGCAGCACCTCAGTATTGTTTAACTGCTCAGTGCCAATGTGCTCCAACCATCCAAGCACCAACCCCTCTGTCAACACTATGGCAGTAGTCGTGCCATCACCAGCAGAGGTAGCCGTTCTATCAGCAGCCTCCTTCATCATCTTCACCGCAAGGTTCTCCACAGGATCAATCAGGTCAACAGCCTTAGCGACAGTTACACCATCCTTGGTTACAGTAATGCCATGCGTGTGGTTAGGACTCTCAATTAGTACAGTGTTGCCATATGGACCCAACGTACTCTTGACCGCTCCAGCAATCTTCTTGATGCCAGAGATTAACTTTAGCCTGCCCTCCTGGGCGAACACTAAATCTTTAGGTGAGTATTCCATTTGAATTAAATTTTACCAAAGCTAAAAAATAATTATTACAAAAAAAAAGCCATCCCGAAGAATGGCCTTTTCAATAAGCTCAGGAATATTACGCAATCGCAATACCTGATACCGCAAACGGTAGGTTATCAACCTGGAACGCTACATAGGTCCATGATGTAGCCAATGCACTGACAACAGCATCTTGGATAGCATCACGCATAGCCTCACTGCCAGCCGGAGCTTCAGCATGAGTAATTGTCACAACATCAGTTCCTGTGCTTGACTTGTAGTGCACAGCCACAGTAGTTGTTGACGCTTGCGTAATTAATACAATACCTGTTGCAGAAAGTAATTGATACTGCTGGCTTGTTACTGGGATACTTAAAAATTTCTCCATCTTGTTTTTTGGTTTTAGTGTACACAAATATATGGAAAAATTGAATATCAATTCCCATGTCAAACTTCTCCTTCCCTATATATATATATATATTATTATCTCTCTTTATATTTTTCTGACTAGAAATCAGTTATAAAAACGACATAATCGAACAGTGAATTGAAAATCAGTTAGTTACACGACATAATTTTGTACATCCCATGTCAGATATTCTAGCATCATGGAACAAAAAAAGAGGGACCTTAAAATCCCTCTCTTCAATAATCCAAAAAGCTATTACTTCAAGAACATATCTTCGACATTCTCAGCTTTCTGGACACCTAGTGATACTGCCTCAGAATACATCTGAAGTTTCTCAGCTCGCTTCAAGGTCTTCTTAATATTAAGAGCCTCCTGAATCCCAGTGATACCGTTAGGACGATCATTTATCAAACGACCATTCTTAATTGTTAGTCCATCGTACATGCACAAATATAATCATTTAGATGATAGGACTGTTTGGGTAATACCACCAAATTACGACAGCCGGCCCGAACCGGAAACGATTTTTTTTTAGGCATGGGGGGTAGCAGGTCAATCCGCTTGCCTAGGATTTTTTGGCTTTTTGCTATGGCCTGTCGGCATGGTCATGGCCAGACTATGCGAACGCCTACCCTCCTACCTTGCATCCCTGTCTGCCTGTCTGCCTGTCGGCATTCGTTCCAGATAAACTTGACTGCCAGTCAATCTACAAGATATCCACAAGATATCCACAAGGGATAAAGAGATTCTTTGCTTTATCTCTTCACCCTAGATTCTACGGACAAATAATATATAACACCAATAACAAAAATAATCTCTCTGATTATCAAGCAGTTACATAAAAGTTTAATAAATATTGAAAAATAATTTGACATAGCTATTGCATATGAACTAGAAATGAACTTACTTTACATCATCAAACAACAACAAATAAACAAACGCACTATGGCACTATTTGACCAATCTTACTATGATGAGCAGTATAATGTAACCAAATGGTTAGGTACATTCGAAAGCCTTGTAGAGTACTACAATGAAAGAAAGGGTAAGGCATCTAAGACTAGATTCATTAACATTGAATTACAGGATGCATATGACAAGAGAGCAGACCTAGTAAAGGCATTGAAAGATAGACCTGATGGTATGCTACATGGAGCTAGACATACATACAGAGATTTGCAAAAACTAGACAAGCATATTGAAAATATCCTAAAACTTAAAAATCTATAAGGTTAACTGATGAGACTTAAATAGTCGAAACTGCCCTAGGGCAGTCTTAACCAAAACAACAAATAACATGAAGAATCTACAGGAGTTTATCGAAAAAATCCAAACTCAATTTGACTGGGTAAAGAAAGAATCAGGTCAATTGATTGATTCCAATGGAGTTAAATTAACTCTAAAAATAGAATACAATGATTATTTGGGAATACAGAGTGTTCTTTACTTATCAACTCCTAGTGGAAGATGTTTTGCATCATGGGGAGCGGAAACAATTGAAGAATCCAATGAGATGGCAAGATTCTTCAATAAGATTAAGCATGAGACCATGACTTGGCAAGATAGACAAGAGGAGAACGAGTACAAGATGTACAAAGCAGTTTTCTTCGGGAAATAGGTTAACTGACGAGTCCTAATTGGACGAAACCAATCTACGGATTGGTCTTAACCATAAACCAAAAATACTATGGAAAATTTCGAAAAATACACCAGAGAAGAATTGATTGCATGGCTATGCCGTAATGATCCTAACGGAGAGTACTCAGATGAGGATGCTGAGGGTAACGGATGGCCTCCATTGACATGGGAGGAAGCATATGAATTTGCAACTGAACAAATAAAAGGATGAAAGACAACACAAAAGGAACACTACTTGCCATTGGGATAATGGTAGTAATTATCGTACTCGGCATCATGTATGGAGTACAATTGGAAAAAAGTTTCTACATCTCAAACACCTACTAAAATGAGAACGCTAGGATTAATTATCTACACGATTGTGGCATTGCTACCCATATTTATTCTGGGATACATGCTAGGGATTCACATCCTAAAATAGGCCATCTATGGAGCATGGAGGGAATCGTTTTCCCTCATGGCCTCAAACTTAAACCAAAAAAAACTATGAACATTTTAGAAAGTACAAAAAATCGATTTGGCTATTCAGATGCTATGAGCAAGTCAAATATTTGGGAGAGGTACGCAAGGTACTATGCTGGCGAAGAAATCATGGAGGAGGGATTCAATCTTAACTCTGGATATGTCTACTTAGCATTAGAGAATGGGGTCACAATTGCATCATGCTTTGGTCAACCTGCTGAGTTCTTTGTGTATGATGAAGAAACGGAGGAAGAAATATCTTTCTTATTCTATCAAGATTTACAAAATTATTTAAATAAATGAAAGCAGTAATCTATATGCGAGGGGTCTATGGCAGATCCTTCGCACAAACCAAGGAGTTCAAAGATGATAAACATCTAGACAATTGGTTGACATGGATGGACAAAAATCAGAATCGAGTTAAAGTAATTGGAACAACAATCTTATAAAACTATGAAGACAATTGAATTAAACATCGACCTAATTAGTGAAGAATTATATCTCTTAATTCTTGAAGAATTTAAAAATCAACATCCAAATGTGGGTGATTTAGACAACTGGGTAATCAAAGCAGATATAGAAGAATAAAACTATGGAAACTAAACAGATGATTATTGAAAACTTTATTGACTGGTATACCAGTAATGAAAGTGAGAGGATTAGAATGAAAGATGCATTGCAATCCTACTTAGATGAAGACCATGTAGATGAATTAAGTCTACAAGATAGAATCACAGAAATGTTTATCAATCAATTAAACAAATAAAGCTATGCCAAACTGGTGTTCAAATGAAATCACAATTACCGGAGATGTTACAAAGATTGTACAAGCTTTGGAGTCCATTGAGAATAAGGAAGAGAATAACTTATTCAAAACTTTAATTGACATCCCACAGGATGAGTATGAGAAGGACTGGTACAACACAAATCTTAAATGGTTTGGTACAAAGTGGGATGTATCTTATGAGGAATCTGATCCCCAAGAGATTGACGATAATGGGTTGGTACTAACTCCCAACACGGCATGGTCTCCACCGATTGAGTTCTGTGTGAACCTAGCCAAGAAGTATGGTGTAGAAGTGGATTTGTACTACTACGAGGCTGGCATGGATTTCTGTGGCAAGGCATACATCAACTCAGATGGTACATATTCGGATGAGGACTATGGATACATGGAGGGACTGTATCATTTTGAGTCTGACTATTTTTGGGTGGAGATTGAGCATTGTGTTGAGTATGCAATTGAGGATGGACAATCTGTCGAGGAATTCCTAGAAGATTATAAGTACCTATCTGAAGAAGACAATCAAGAACTAATTAAAATATACAATGAAAGCCTTTGAAATTAACACAACTGCATGGGATGAGGAGAACTTTGTGATCCTCACAGACTTGAACGAGAGTCAAATTAAGAAAGTGATTGAGCCCATAGTTAATCGGGAGCGAGAGTATGGTGAGGAGTACACGAACGATACGCTCATCGATGCCCTATTGGATGCCTATCCAGAGAAACAATTTTACGCATACACAACACCTAAACTAATAAGCATATGAAGACAATTGAAGGATTAGAGAATGACTTTCTCAGAAGTGAAATCAAAAGGCTCAAGGAGATCCGAGAGGAGCATGAGCAGATGTTGGTGGAGGACATCTACCAGTGGATAATGTCCAATGAGGACATGGGCATGGGTGAATGTGCCGATGCATTATACGAGGCAACTAAAATTGTAGCAGAATGGAAAAGAAAATGCAAGTGACATTCAACCACGAAGCAAACTCCCTAGTGGAGTCACTGGGAGTGGAGCAGCACAAGTATGCTGCACAATTGGCCACAATCCTAACCCTACTATCTGGTGGGGAGATGGATAGGGTGAGTAAGGTAAGCGAGATGATGCACAAGTGTGTGGACTATAACATCTTACTGCTACTAGCAACCAATCATCTGCTTCAGATTGCAGATAACTTTACCCAATTCACAGACTTATCAGATAACTAAGATGAATGTATTCAAATTAAAAGTAGGAACATGGGATGGTGACCAGTGTACCTTGTACACTAGCCTGTCGGAGGAACAAATCAGAAAGGTAACAGAGCCTATGGCAAATCAGCATGATGAGATGAAGTACTTTATCGAGGACTACATCCATGCATTGGAGGATGCGTATCCGAGTAAGCAAATCTATTCAAACTTAAGTGACACTATAACAATTCAACTATGAAAATTACAATCGAAGTAGATGTACCAGAGGGATTGGATCTAGACCATGCGTACCAGTCAGTAACAGATGCAATGTACCTGCCCCAGAATGTGACCCAACAAGAGTACAACTTGGTGGCATCAATCCTTAATCAGCTTGCATCAAAGAAGAACAAGAAGTTATTACCCAATGGCTTCAGAGACTGGGTAGAGACCCACCATGAGATGGTCTGTACCATCCATGCATTTATTGACAACGATACAATCCCCAAGAGGATACAAAATATCCTAGATACTGAAGGATTTGCAGGGCTATACGACCTAGGCATTGAATTGACCACAGATTTCTGTAACACCTACAAGGATAGGGAGTGGGATGGTGATTGGATTGATACTATTATTGATTTTGTAAACGAAAAACTAAAATGACACTAGAAGGAAGACTACAGATGTACGAACTAGTACATGCAATGAATGACAGACTGCTTTATCTGGATGAGAAGAGCAAGGAAGAGTTTGTCAAGGCGATTGAGAACTTATTTAAAACCTATCCATGCCCCAGAGAGGTAAGGTATGGAGCAGAAGCCAAACTAAATCATGGAAGCGAAGCAAGTGTTTAATGTGTACTACTATGGCAACCTGTACGCAAGGTTGGTATGCACCACGAAGTGGGAGGCGATTGATAGGATCTGCAACGAGCATTACTGGTTGAACAGAAGCAAAGTTTCTGCTAAAAAAGATTGACATTGTTTATTTATTGTCTTATATTGTATCAAATTTAAATCAAATCTAATGGAATCAAGCGAAGTATTTATCAATGAGGAGATAGAGTTCTCCCTTGATGAGAAAGATTATTTTTGGATTGGTAGCTACGAAGTAGTTACTGAGAGTGAGGATGGGGACTTTGATGTACCACCATATAGTGATACAACCATCAACATCCTAGGTACTATCCAGCTTGCACGTATGGATAGAGAGACAGGAGTTCTAGTAGACATAATGCCTACAAGGGCAGTTACAGATGGTGTAATAGAGGAAATAATCAGACGGTTATGATGTTCTTATACGGAGTGCTAATTATAATAGGAAACTTTATTATCTCTATGAGAATCAGAAAGATTGATAGCTCTACTAATAAGGGTAAGCTTCTGATTGAGGTGGCAAGTCTTGGACTGCTTATAGTATCATTTATTCTTTATATAATTCTAATATCATGAAAATTGAAATCTTTAATAACTATTTAGACAACATCATCAAGCGTTACTCCATCCCTAGGGACTGGATCTTCTCAAAGAATAAAAAGATGGAGGTGGTAGATGCAAGACACATGCTCTACTACCTGTGTTCCAATCGTAAGATACCTATCAGCTACATCCAGAGGTACATGGACATGAATGGGTATGTGATAGGTCACTCATCCATTATCCACGGGATCAAATCAATCGAGAGTAAAGTACAGGCAGACACAGACTACAAACAACTAATTAAAAATCTAGAGAAATGAAATCAGAAAAATCAGTATTCGACAGGCTATCAGCTATCAATGTGAACGAGCATGTTGAGAAGAAGGACAACCTAACCTACCTGTCATGGGCATGGGCATGGTCTGTAACTAAGAAGGAGTGCCCAGATGCATCGTATAAGATCCTACCTACGGAGTACGATGATGACCTTGGGTTCATGTGCCATAGCGAGGTGACTATCGAGGGTCAGAC